GTAAGTACGCGGCTAAGATTTGGGATCAGAACAACGCACTCAGGCAGCAGGCGCAGATAAAGCAGGGAATGAAGTTCGCCCAGCAGGAGATTGCCGCCTCTAAGGTTATGCCTGATGCAGTTTCCGGAGCAGTGCAGAACCCTACAGCGCAGATAGACCTGCAGGAGCAACAGAAGCTCGAGGCTCTGGCAAAATACCAGGCGCTCCATGTGCAGAACGCGCAACTGTATGAGGATGCAAAGACTGCCATTCAGCGGCAGGCATCCAATGCGCGCCAGAAGATTATTCAGGACGAAATCAACCTTCAGAACCAGTCCATATCTTCGATTATCGGTTCTGTGTCTCAAGGATTTGATGGGTTGGCTAATCTGGCAGCCGGAGCGGCAGGAAGAAGCAGCGGTGCATATCAGGCGATGTTCGCCCTCAGCAAGGGCTTTTCTGTCGCTCAGGCCGCTCTAAACCTTCAGTTGGCAATATCTCAGGCACTAGCCGATCCAACCGCACTAACACCAGCCCAGAAGTTTGCTAACTACGCGTCTATCGCCAGCGCTGGCGCGTCCGTTCTGTCATCCATTGGCAGCATATCTTATGGTGGTGGTCGTGAGCATGGAGGTCCGGTAAATGCCAACAGCATGTACCGGGTTGGAGAGGGTGGCAAGCCTGAAATCTTTAAAGCCAGCAACGGAAGCCAGTACATGATCCCCGGCGATAATGGCCGCGTCATGAGCAATAAGGATATCTCTGGTGGTGGGGGTGATTCTGGCTCAATTTCAATAAATCAAAACTTCACCATTAACACGACAAATGGCATCGACGCGGCTGCGCAAAAACAAATAGGACAGATTGCGTACTCGCAGGCTCTCAGAGCCATCAAAGAACAGCAGCGCCCGAAAGGGATGCTGACCAGATAACAGGAATCCCCATGCCAAAAACTTTCACATGGATCCCCCAAAAGGGAGCCACGGCCACCCGTGAGCCTAATGTCGCCGTAGTGAAACTCGGTGACGGCTACGAGCAGCGGCAGCAGCAGGGAATTAACCCGCTACTGGACAGCTATTCGTTAACGTTTATCGGCGCTGACGGGCTGTGCGGCAGGCCAAATTACGCAAAAGAGGTTGATGCGTTTCTCAGGGAGCGAATGGCGACAGAGGCATTCTACTGGACGCCGGGTGATACCGGTGTGCAGGCGCTGTTTGTCTGCCGGTCGTGGTCACTTAAGAAAACCGGCGTCCATTACGAACTATCAGCCACATTCGAGCAGGTGCCGCGCTAATCCCGCCGCCTGACAGGGCATAACAACCAGCCGCCTGATGGCGGTTTTTTATTGGTGTAAACCATGCGCGATATCCCAGCAGAAATGATTATCGCCAGCACGGACGCTGGCGCACTGGCTAGACTCGACCTGTTTGAGGTTGATTTGCAACCGTTCGGCGGTGACGTGCTGAGGTTCTACTCAGGCACGAACAGTAATAACACAGATTTGATCTGGAAAGACCTGGCATACAGAGCCTGGCCGATTAGCGTCGAGGGTTTCGATATTAAATCAGAGGGCACCTATTCACGCCCGACAATGACGATCTCCAACCTCGACGGGCTTGTGACTGGCGTAAACCGTGATTTCTATGACGCCGTTGGCGCTACCGTTACCCGGCGGCAGGTGGACGTGATTTTTCTGGATGCGGTGAATTTTCCTAACGGCAACCCTGACGCAGATCCGACGAAAGAAGCCGTTTCCCGGTACTCAATCGAGGAAATGACGGAAGAAACTTTCGAGACGGTCACTTACACGCTATCTACAGCGATAGACAGCGATACGGCAGTTATCCCGGCAGGAACCATTCTGGCAAATGTCTGCCAGTGGTCGTACCGGGGTGACGGTTGCCGCTACTCCGGGCCACCTGTGGCAGATGAAAAAGACCGGCCAACCTCAGACGCCGCAAAAGACAGGTGCTCTAAGCACCTGACTGGCTGCCGTCTGCGGTTTCCGCGCCCCGCCCCCATGCCTTTTGGCGCATATCCGGGAGTGTCAAAAATATCATGACGGTTGAATCGGATTGCCTGACGTTGGCGGCATCGTCCACTGACGAGGTTTGCGGCCTGATTGTCGATAACAAAACGCTGATCCCCTGCCGGAACACCCACCCGGAACCGGCGCAGCATTTCAGGATTGATGATGCTGACTGGCTACGGGCGGAGGGAACCGGAGAGGTTACGGCGATTTTCCACTCACACCCTGTTGATCTGCCGGTACTGTCCGGTGCTGACCGCGGCGCGCAGGTAGCCAGTGGTATTGACTGGTGGCTGGCCAGCGGCGGCAGGCTGCATAAATTCAGGCCAGTTCCCCACCTGCTGGGGCGGCAGTTTGTACACGGCAGCACGGACTGTTACGGCCTGTTCCGTGACGTCTATCACCTGTGCGGCATTGATCTGCCTGATTTTGATCGCTCAAACGGCTGGTGGATTCGCGGCGAAAACCTGTACCTCAAAAATATGGCGGCCAACGGGTTCTATGAAATCCAAGCGGCAGAAATACAGCCGGGTGACGTCATGATCCGGCGTGCGTTCGCGGAGTGTGACCCCTGCCACGCCATGATCTGGCTGGGCGATAACACCATTTTACACCACGAACAGACCGGCAGACTCAGCCGCCGCGAGCAGCTGCGCCCGGCGCACGTCCGGTTAACTCACTCAATCTGGAGGCATAACCAGTGCTCATTTTTAGATTTGCGGGGTATTTACGCCGACATTTCCGCCAGATCTCTTTAAACGTCGATACCCCATCTCAGGGGCTGCGCCTGCTGCTGGCTCAGTGCCCTGAGTTCAAACGCGATTTCTACGCCAGCAAACTGCGGATCAGGGTTGCCGGTGATGATGTGCCAAACACGGCAGTAGCAGCGCACATGGATAAACCATTACGCAGCGGCTCGACGGTTCTTTTTGTGCCGGTGATTGAGGGGGCAGGAGCAGAAACCTACCTCGGGCTGACTATCGCGCAGTGGGTGGTTGTTGGGGTTGCTGTCGCATCTGTTGCGTACTCGTTCTATATGACAGCCAGCATCAAAACCAAAACCTCAGCTGAGTCAGCGCAGACGGATTCAATCACAAACAACTCGTTTACCAGCATTGAAAACCGCACCGGACAGGGCAGGCCGCGACCTGTTTTGCTTGGCGAAATGTTGGTGGGGTCAAATGTGGGTTCACTCGGCATTGATACCAGTAACGATAAAGATTGGGATATTTCAATAAGTTAAGGTGGATTTATGGGCGGTGGCGGCGGCAAGGGGTCTACCCCTACGTTAATTAACGACAACCTCAGATCGAAACAGTTTTACAGGGTGCTGGATATCATTTCAGAGGGGCCAATTTACGGCCCGGTAGACCAGGATCACCTTTCGTCATTTCGCGTTAACAAAACGCCAGTAACCGGAACTGACGGCGCAGTGAACATCCCGGGCGTCAGCGTTGCCTGGCGTCCTGGTTCGGCTGACCAGTCACCAATTAACGGTTTTAACACCGTTGAGGCAACGGTGATTGTTAATGCTGAATTCAAGAAAGATACCCCACTGGTGCGCACGGTTACTGATTCAGAGGTCACACGCGTTAGGTTTAACCTAGGTGTAAATGGCCTGGTTGAGCAGGATAATAAATCCAACCAGAAAAATACCTCTGTGACGATGGTAATCGAAACCCGCACCGGTAACGGCGCTTATCAGATTGCCAAAACTGTCACTATTACCGGCAAAATATCCGGCGAATTCCTGGAGGCGCACACAATCGACGCGCCGGGCGTTGTGCCGTTTGATATCCGGGTGCGCCGTATTACTGACGACAGCACCAGCGACCTGTTGCGTAACGGTACAATCTGGAACAGCTACACGGAAATCATCGACGATAACCTGTCGTACCCGTACACGGCTGTTTGTGGCGCTGTTATTGACCGTGACCAGTACACCGATACACCCAGCCGCACCTATCACCTGCGCGGAATTATCTGCAGCGTACCGGACAATTACGATCCGTTTACCCGTAAATACACCGGTATCTGGACGGGTGGATTTAAGCAATCATGGACAAATAACCCGGCGTGGATTTTCCGGGAGCTGGTCAAAAATACCCGTTTTGGCCTCGCCCGCTGGACTGGCTACGTTGACACGGACGACGGCACTCTGTACGCCGTTTCTCAGTTCTGCGACGAGTTGGTGGACGATGGCTACGGCGGAAAAGAGCCTCGTTTCACGCTGAATGCCTATCTGGCAGAGCAGCGACCCGCGCGTGACATTCTGGACGACATCGCCGGTATGTTCCGTGGGATGGCGGTTTGGGACGGGCTGCGCTACTCGGTGATGATCGACCGCCCACAGGATCCGGTTTCCGTTGTCACCAACGCAAATGTTGTTGACGGGAAATTCACGTACAGCTCGCTGGAGCGCAGCAAACGCTATAACGCTGTGGTTATCTCCTGGACTGACCCCGATAACGGCTGGGAGCAGGTCAAGGAGTATTACTCTGATGATGCGCTGATCAGTTCTTCCGGCGTGTACCGGGAAACCACGGTAGAGGCGTTCGGCTGCACGTCGAGGGGGCAGGCGCGCCGCCTGGGAAAATATATCGTTGAAACGGCTAAGCTGGAGTCGAAAAAGGTTAAATTCCGCATGGCTCGTGACGCTATCAGATTCCTTCCAGGCGATATCATTACCATTGCTGACAACAATTACGCCGGGGCTCGCATTGGCGGGCGCGTAATCTCCAGCAGTGGCGCGGATATCACCGTTGACGCTGAGCTGACGGAGTACACCGGGGCAGGCGGCCAGATTTACCTGATGGGCGCTGACGGGAAATTTCTGCTGCACGAAATCGCCAGAGTTTCAGGCCGGATTGTCACGCTGAAATCTGTGCCAGCGTGGGTGGGTGACGGTACTGTTTTTTCTGTCTCAACCGGTGAAATCAGAGAGCGCCTGTTCCGAATTATGGCGATTTCTGAGGATGAAAATAATTCGATTTACAGTATATCGGCCACGCTACACAACCCCAACAAACAGGCGATTGTTGATGATGGGGCGGTGTTTGAAACGCCTAACGACTCACTGAACGGCTACCGGGTTCCGAACGTCGAGAACCTGAAAATCATCAACACCAACAGCGAAACGGTACAGGTAACAGCCACCTGGGAGACGGCAACCACTACAAAAAAACTGGCGTTTGAGCTGTACGTTTACACCCTGGACGGGAAACTCGTAGCGCAGTACGAAACCGACCTTTTCCGGTACGATTTTTACGGGCTGGATGCCGGTAGCTACACCCTCGGTGTGCGTGGGCGCAACGAAAACGGCATGAAAGGGGTTGAGACTCAGGTCAGTCTGATTATCGGCGCACCGGCAGCGCCAGCATCTGTGCAGTGGGTGCCTGGCCTGTTCTCTGCGTTGATGGTGCCGGTTATGCCCATGACAACCACCACCGACACATTCTATGAGTTCTGGTGGGCCGGTGAGAACCCGATAACCGATATCAGCACGATAGAGGACACCACGCAATTCCTGGGGCGCGGCACACAGTGGAACGTTCACGGCCTGAAGGCGTCCACTCGCTATTACGCCTACGTGCGCACGAAAAACGCTTTCGGTGTGTCTGATTTTTTCGAGGTATCCGGCGAGGCATCAGCAGATATACCGGGAATGATCGACCTGATAGACGAGGCAATCCGCGACTCTGAGGCGTTCGATCACCTGTCTGGTAATATTGATACTAACGTCGAGGCGATACTTCAGAACGCGCTTAATCTGGATTCCAGCGTTAACCACCAGTTCCGGCAGATGGGCGAGGTCAGGGCAGACGTGATTACTGTCCGCACCGCAGTGGCTGACGTTAACCACGCGCTGGCATCGCTTGAGGATCAGATTCAGGCGCAGATTGGCGATCTGACCTCAACCGTTAAACAGAAACTAACAGCAACCGTTAAATCTGACGGTACGGCTAAAGCGTTTTATGATGTTGGCCTGCAAATCAAGCGCGGCGACCAGTATTATAAATCGGGTATGTCGATCGGCATTGAGCCTGACGGTAATAGCTACAAAAGTACAATGGCGTTTAACGCTGACCAGTTCGGCATTTACACCGGCTCAGCTGGCAGCTATCAGCTGGCTTTTGCTGCGATTAACGGGCAGGTTTTTTTGCGGTCTGCGCTTATTCAGGACGGTTCGATTGATAACGCAAAAATTGGAAATT